CCCGCCATTAAGGCGGGTGGTTTTCGTCGGGTAGTTGGTCAGATCAGCCGGTGGTTTGCTCGAATAGTTCTCGATCGGAAATGTCGCCATCTGCCGAACGAAGGGATGCACCTGATCGGCTCATGCCGTTCAGGGACGGGGCTATCTTGACGTTGGGACGACCATTGGTTTCAGTTGAGGCTTCAGAGCGCCAAGCTTCCATCGCCGCCTTCCGAAACTCCGGGTCTTTCAGAGCTTCTTCGCGCAGCCTGGCTTTGTACGCCGTGAGATCGGAGCCGATTTCCGCTTTAGTCTTGTTTTCGCGGTGCCACTCGAGCAGAACCTTTCCAGGATCGCGCGCCGACTGCATACGGGCCTTCAGGGCGGCATCGACGCCCTTCTGTGCGGCTGCATACGCTTCGTCGAACTCAACCTGGTTGGCCTCGCGCGCTCGCAGAAGGCTTTCCTCGCGCTGTTCGTTCAGGCGCTCCTCGCGAAGTTCCTGACGAATAGCGTTTGCGTAGCCTTCGGGATCGAGCAACGGATCAGGCCGACCCGGCTTTTCAACCTTTGGCGCCGCGGGCTGACTCGTCCGCTCCAACGCTTCCAGTCGCTGCTTCAGAGAGGCCTTCTCGGCGCGCTCATTGGCAAGCTCAGTCTCGGCAGCCCTTGCCCGCTCGGCGTCTTCCTTTAGGCGCCATTCCGGCTTGGGCGGGATCGGGGGCTTTTCGGCCTCCAATTCTGCTTGCTGCTCGGCTTCTGGCGCTGCGGCTTGCTCGGGTTCTTCAACCGGCTCTTCGGTTACAACCGTTTCCGGTTCGTCCGAAACAGCACCGTTGAACAGCTCTTCCTCATCGATCTCAACTTCACTCATGGTCTACCTTTCATCACCTGTCCGTCGGTGAATTACGTGGCGCTACCTGTCCGTCGGTAGCTTACGAGTGGCGCCTGTGCGTCGGTGCCTTACGATTTCGGGCGCTCAACCTTTCGGGAGCGCAATTTATTATTGGTAGTAGCCCCAGACCGTCGTTGTTGCGACGGTCGCGCCAGCGCCGAGCGCGGGGCCGGTCACGACGATGGCGACGCCAATTGATGTCGCGGGAGCGCAGGGCATGAAAGCCTCATCCACGGGGCCGGTATTCGGAACAGCAGCGCCGGCCGCAAGCGTCGGATATCCAAACGACATTGTCCCGCCAACTACGCCGGCAACGGTTACCGAACCAGATTGCGCTGCGGTGGCGTTTGATCCGGCATAGTAAAATCCGCAAATCACAGCCGTCTTGTTCGTAACTGCCGGGATCGTCGCCACCACTGCGGCAGTCGTACCACTTGCGCTGGCCGTGATCGGGATCGCGCCGGGCGGATAAACAGACTGTGCCTGCGCTTGGCATGAGAGACCTATCAGCGCGGCGAGGATCAGGATAAAGCGGGTCATGCGGGTGCTTTCTCTTGCTGTGCCGCGCGCTCGCGGTCCATATCCATTTGGTGTGCGTGGCCTTCGCGCTGCATCGCAATCCCAGCCGCAGCCTTCATCCGTTCGATTTGGATCTCGTTGGCTGCCTGCATCCGCGCCAGACCCTGCTCGAACATGGCCTGCATTCGTTCCAGCGCCATGTTCTGGCGCGCTTCCTCGTCCTTGCGTCCCGCTTCCCGCTGCGCCGCGGCCTCGTCCATCGCCTGCTGGCGGGCTTGCAGGGCCATGTCCCGCTGTGCCTGAGCGGTGGCCCTAGCATCCTCGCGCTGCGCGTTCTGAGCGTCCAACTGGCTCTTGGCTTGCAACGCAAGCACCTTCGGATCGGGCGGCGGGGGCTGGTTCTGCTTGGCGTTGATCTTGTCCAGCATCGGCTTTTTGACCGACTCCTGAAGGTTGGAAAGCTGGAGAGCGATTTCCGGAAACTGCGCCAGGAACTGAGGACCAAGCGTTTGCAGGGTCATCATGTTATCGCCCTGCATGTTGATCGCATCCGGGCCTTCGTCGATGATGATATCCACGTCGAGCGAGCCGATCGCGTTGACAATCGCCGGCCTGCCGTACTGGTCGAGTTCCATTTTGTTGATCTGGAAAAACTGCGCCACGTTCTGGTCGTCTGTGACGCGGATCCATCGCTCGGAAGTCCAATAGCGCTGGATGATGTTCCAGATGTCCCGATAGACCCGAATTTTCCAATTCTTGAACGCGCTCAGGTATGGCCCAAGCTCGGCGATACCGGCCTGCTGGAGCAACTGAATGGCGCGGCCAGAACTGTCCTCAAGCCCCTGCCCGATCAAGGCAGGATTTGGGCCGAAATTTTCGATCTCGTTCTTGGCTTCCTGGAGCATTTCCAGCTGGCCCTTGAAGTCGTTCGTCTGGTCCGGAAACTCCAATTCCATGCCCGGATTTTTCTCAATCACGCCATCCGGCCGCGCCCTTTCACGACGGGCAATCTCGATATCGTCGACCGCGCCCTTTTCGATGATCATCAGCTTGGTATTGAGGATATGCAGACCCTTCGACCGGCGATGATTTACCTCGTCCTGCGGGCTTCGCAGGTTGCGGATGAAGGCATATCGGTCGCCGTCATGATCGACGGCTGCGGAAAACATCCGGTAACGCGGGAAGGTCTTGCCCTTCTCGTCAATAAAGGGGGAAACTCCCTGCATCAGCACGATATTGCCGATGTAGAGACACCAGCGCCATTTGCCGCCCTTGATGTACCAGTGATCGACGAGCTGAAGCTTGTACTTATCCTGCTGGGTCCAGTTGCGGTCGCGGTCAGTCTGGGCAACCGTCGTCATGTCCGCTCCGGTATCGGAGAACATGGCGTCGATCTCTTCAGCGCGATCCGGGACCAACTCCTTGACCTGGTCGGCATCGACCGGCTTCGAAACACCGAGGAACCTTGCGTCCGTGAAGCCCTCATCTACCGAGCGCGGGTCATAGAAAAACCCGTCGCCGTAGGTGATATGCATCTCGAGCGATGGATCGCCCTCGTCGCCGGGGACTAAATCGTATTCAATGCCGGCGATACCGTCGATCGCGCCGGCATGGGCAATACGGGAGGATTTCGACTTCCAATCGTTGTTGTCCAGCACAAAGCGCAGCGTGGCGGTCGCCAGATCGGCGCCCTCTTCATGCTTGGGCGTCCGTGCGTAGGCTTTCGGATCCTGCCGCAGTCGCTCCACAAGGCCAACAATGGCGTCGATCTTGCGGACGATACGGTTCGAGGTCACAACCGGCTGCTTGCGGGCGCGAAGGGTTGCGATCTCTTCCTTGGTCCACTGGTCGCCATGGTAGTAATGGCGAGACTGCACCATTTCCCGCGCTTCGGAAGCCTTGACCGATGCGAAATCCTGATACTGCCGCTTCAGGCGCGTTACGTCGAAATAGTCCTCATCCTTTCCCTGGTCGATCGCAGGCGCGGGGCTGCGCTGCGGTATGGTGGCGGGAAGCGTTTGCATGTTAGCGCGACTTACCCGGCTTGCCGTTGTACCAGCCGTAGTCATACGGCGTCGGAGGCGCGACAGGATTGTAAGGCGTCGGGTTATATCGCATCAGAATGTCTTCCAGTCTGCGGCTGCGGTGGCGACGGCTGATTTATAGCCGGAGATGTTCTTTGGCTTTTCAGGTTCAACCGGGCGAGCGCCCAACGACATTTTGTTCAGCAACTGTCCGACGAGCCCGAGGGCATCTACCTGGTCGTCGTGCTTGCCGGCGGGGAAGGCCAGCAGCTCCGACCGGAGCGCCGGAAACCATTCGGCCTTTTCAGGAACGTGCAGTCCTTCTTGCGCCATCCGGCCGCGGATCGATTGAGCGCGGATCGCTTTGTCGCCCCTGGTTGGAAATTGCTCTCGAGCGACATAGGCTTGCAACTCGCGCTGGCGTCGATCGATGAACGGACCAACGCCAGATTTGATCTGGCCCTGCTCTTCCGCCCAGCCGAGCGGCTTCCACTTTCGGACCAGCTTACAGAACGCCTCAACCCACTCATCGGAGGCAGCTTGCTTGCGCCAGAGGTCCAGCAAATACATGCGACCGTCTGGATCGATCCCCACCACGACATGACAGGTGAAATCACCTCCATTCGCCGTGACCGCATAGTCCGACCCGCCGTAGATCCGCATAAGCTTTGGATCAGGCGCAATATCGTAAGGCTTCAGCCATTCCTTCTTGAAGTAGTCGCCGTCTTCCGGCGCCGGCCGCTGCTGGTAAAGCGCTGACCAATCTCTCGGACCAACCGCGCGCCGCTTGCGCTCCAGGTTGGATTCGTCTTCCCATTCAGGCCACAGCGGCTGGCCTACAACGCGCCCTAACGGATCATCAGCCTCTGCTAGCGCCGGCAGCGAAATAACCTCCCAGCGGTCTCCCCCTGCCGCCATATCGGCCAGCAACCGTCCAGCAAGGTCATCTTCATGCCATCGTGTCTGGATCAGGACGATGCGCCCGCCCGGCTTAAGTCGAGTATATAAGTCGGATTTGTACCAGTCCCAGATTTTGTCACGGACGGTCTCTGAGTCAGCATCCTCTCGGCTACGGATTGGATCGTCGATGACAACCAGGTCAGCTCGTCGTCCAGCAATGGCCCCGCCGACGCCGGCTGCAAAATATTCGCCTCCATGATCAGTCTCCCATCGCCCGGCAGCTTGACTATCAGACGCAAGGCCGACTCCCAGGATAGGCGAATGCTCAACGATCAGGTTACGAACACGGCGACCGAACTTCTCTGCCAGTTCCGCGGTATGGCTTGCCGCGATGATGTTGGCCTTTGGGTTCTGCGCCAAATGCCACGGAGCGTACAAAATACTGGCATAAGTCGATTTGGCCGCGCCCGGAGGCATGAACACAGCCAATCGATCCGTCTTGCCGCTGGATACCTCTTCAAGCTTATCCAACAGCAAACGATGGTGCGCTGCCGGCTCAAATCCCGCGCAACGGCACCATTCAGTTAAGCTTCGACGGATTGACCGGCGCCGGAGCAGTTCCTTGGCCGCCGTCACCCGCGACAACTGCGGCAAGGTCGGCGTCTGAGACCTGGGCTGGGTCAACATTCCGGTTTGTGTTCTCGTTCTTATCGATCCACAGGCCCGCCAGCTTTGCCTTCGCGGTCAGGGCTGATGTTGCCGCGGCGTATTGCTTGTCAGCCTTCGCGGCCTCTTGGATATCGGCTGCTTCCTGGATCAGGCTGGCAATGGTCACTTCAGCCCGTTGAGCGCCCAAATCCTGTAGTTGAGCAACGCGATCAACAATGTTGATATTTGCTGATAGACGCGATGCAGCAGCCCGGCTTTCCTTATACCCAGCAAGAACATAGGCTTCGGATGCCGTTTTCCCCTTTGCAAGGGCTTGGGCGAACCGCTCATGCTTGGGGTTTTCGAGGGCCGGCACCTACCTATGCCCGCCGAAATACATGATCAGGAGCGTGGCGGATACGATCAGGGTGCAGAGAACCCATGCGGTGGGGACGTTGGGGACGAGCATTAGGCCGGGTCGTTCTGCGGAGCGACGTATTCAGGCGGCGTGGTGTCATCCACATCGAAGGCGCTGTCTCTGAGGATCAGTTCAGCCATGATTTCAATCGGGCCTTTCCAGAATGCTCGATCAGCATTTGGATTGGCGCGGGGAGCAAAGATGATGATGTCTGCCATCATTGAACCTCCGAAGTGTACCGGACGGCGCTCGAATTCTCGGTGCCACAAAATGGGCTTCAGGGGGTTTGAAGAGAATTACCCGCGCCGTCCGATTGGAATTTTTGACACAAGCCGCCCGCCGGGTGAAAACGCTCATCGGGCGTTACATGGAGAAGTGATTTGTTCCTGATTGTCTTTTAAAACTTCGCCTCCGCTCTTTAAAACTTTAAGCCCTCGAATACGCTTCGCCCCTGCCCGCCATGCAGCTTGGTAGATCGTGTTACCAGCCATCCGCTCCAGAAGTTCGGCCGCGGCCTCCAGCGTAGCGTCATCGAAGCGGGTCATGCGGCCCTCACATTCGCTTCGTTGGTCGTGTAGAACTTGCCCCGCGCCAGGAACTTGAGCTTACCGCGTTCCCGGTTACGGATGACGGCCAGCATGTCGGCAAACTCGCCTTCCATAATGCGGATCAACGCCCCAGCAGGAATGGGGTTTTTCCGGGTGACGATCTCGCCGTCTTCGTTGACGAACTCGCCTGTCTCGTTGACAACGAAATCCCATTCCCCGGCGGCGTAGCGGTCATGGAAGCGCCAAACGACCGCGGCGGGGATCTTGGCGGGCTCGCCGTTGTCGCCGCCTACGAAACCCTCCACGCCGTTGACGTTGCGGACCGCCCCGAACTCGCCATCCGGGATTTCGACAAATACGTACCGGCCCAAGACTGGATATTCCTTCGCCTTTTTGGTGCGAGCGTGCGAAACCCACTTGCGGAGCCGCGGCCAGAATACGCGGTAGCCGATCGCGGCAAGCCCGGCTTCAGCCCGGCGATGACAGTTCGGATTCGTGATGGCGACATACCAGGTCATTCCTTGCCCCTTCCGATGAGAGTTAAAAACCGATGGGATCATCCAGCGGCTCGTTCGTGTCGTGGATGGTCTTGAGCGGATCATCGACCGACCGATGGCGAATTTCGGTGATCTCGGCGCCTGGGAACACCAGCTTCGCCTTGGCGATGTCCGGGTAGTTCGACAGCAGCCGGCCGATTTCCTCGAGACAGAAAACCGAAACCTTGCGACCCTCGGCAATGACGGCATGGGCATCGGCATAGTCGCGGACAATGGCCGCCACCCCGCCGCCCTCAAGCGGGACTTCCCAGACCAGCGGCGAGATCGACTGCTTGCCCGCGGCAGTCGCAGCCCGGTCCAGCGCCTGCCACGCGGCGACCATACGGTTCGACTCCCGGCGCACGGCCTCGAGCTCCCCGTGCCAGATCGCCTGGTTCAGGAGGTAGCGCTGGCGGTCGAACTTCTCCCGGAGCTCGGCTCCAACCAGAAGCCGCAGCCGATCGCAGCCCCATTTCGCTTCCATCTCGGCCGCGGTCTCGTCGGCGCCATCGAGGTAGGCACGTCCGGCGATGTACGTGCCGGGAGTTCGCGCCCATGACTTGTCGCCAGTCATCATCGCTCGAGGGGCGAAAGAACTTTGGGCGGCTGTGAGGTTGGTTTCGGTCTGCTGTGGCTTTGCCATTTCAGGCCCCCCTGGGTGAGGCGGCGGGCGATCTCGCCGCCCCCCGTAGGGGGACAACATCGACGGATCGCCTAAGCATTGATATTGCTAAGGAATGCAGCGCCACACCGTCGATGTGCCCGTCGATCCGTCGACGGTTAGCAATTGTGAGTCTTTTCATTGGCTTAACCCTCATTTTTGATCGACGGAACACGGTAGCCCCGTCGATCTCCAATACGATCGACGGCGATCTTTTCTTCGTTTCTAAGGTTGTTCAGAGCCGCGATAATCACGCCGCGCTCGACCCGATCTCCAAAGAAATCGACCATTGCGGCGTCCAGAAAACGCGGTCCCTTTTTCGCCTTGTAAGGTCGATTGTCGTCCCATGCGCGCTCGACCATTTGCAGGATCTGGTTCTCAACGCTGGCGATCGCGACCCTTGCCGCCTGTGTGTCGACGGACGCCTTAAGCACCCCATCCGACCAAATCAGATCGAGCTTCACGTCATCGCCGGACGCCGAATAGTTGGACTTCTTGCGGGTCAAAACCCGCTGCTCGGGCAGTCCGTCCTCCGGCCTGGTGAGGTACAGCCGCGCCCGGACGGCGTTATTCCAAGCCGTGGATCCGCTCTCGCCGGAGCCCGAATTGCGGCCGGCTTGGGACGGGTGCGACAGGAGAATTACGGTCAGGACAAACCCGGCATCCTTGGCCTGTTTGATGAAGGCGCCGCAGGTGGCCTTGATGAAATAGTTGACCTGGGCCCGGATGATTTCGTTGCCGCCGAAAAGGTCGGCGATCGTGTCCAGCACCAGCAGCCCGATCTTCTTCTCGAGGACGTGCTTCATGATCTGGCCGAAGAACGGCGAGATCAGCGGCTTGTTGTCCTTGTCGAAGGTGACAAGCAGGTTGTCGTGACCGACGCGCGGCCAGATCCAGGTATCGGTGAAGGGGTTGCCGACCGCATGGCCGAGGTCGGCCTTGATGGCGTTGTGCCGGCGGTGGAGCTCGTCCTCATCGTCCTCGCAGAACACGCCGAGGCCGCGGACTGCTGGAATGTCGATCCCTAGCCATTTGCCGCCCAAGCCGGCCGCGTACAGGAGCTGTTGGGCCAGGAGCGTCTTTCCCATGCCGCCGTCGCCGGACAGGCTGGAGACGACTCCCTTGGGGATCCAGTCGGCAACGATCCATTCGCGTTTCTTCGGCTCTCCCGCGAGCTCGCCAACGTCGATCGGTTGGGATTCGGAGGTATCGTCCGTGGCCGGAATTACGACCACGCTATTTTCAGTCGCCTCCCGCCATTCATCCCTGGCTAAAGGGCGCTGGCTGGCCTCGGCAATGTCGGTGCCCCATTTGCCCATGGCCCGGCGCCACTTGTCGGCGAACAGGCTATAGCCGCGGCCCTCGCGCTCGAGCAGATCGGCGTTTGATGCGCCATCCGCCGGCAGCCGGGATTTCGTACGGCGTTCGTATACCGCCCAGGCCTCCTTCATTTTGGCTTGCGCTTCCGCCTCGGTCGGCGGGATCGGGCACTCACGGCGCCAATTGACCACAGCGGCCCAGATCAGGTCGCGCATATAGTGGTCGCGGTTGTCGACCCGCTGGCCGAATGCGTTGAAATCTTCGGCCGGTGAAGCAGTCGAGACAACCGGGCCGGAAGGCAGGGCAAGATGCCGGTGCTGATCGCCGCCGTAGCGCTCAACGAGCTCGAGCACGGACTGAAGTAGCCAATCCGGCGCCTCGGCTATCTCGCATTCCCAGGGCGCACAGCCAGCCTTCCATGCGTACGGCGTGCCGGAAATATGCTGTGAGGGCGGGAGGACGGCAAAGCCACCCTGCCCGCGGATATCGACGCCTATGGGCGTCTTGTTGGTCGGAGCCTGCCATGTCGGCGGGGCCCGGAAGAAAAGCTGCCGGCCGCCGCCGCCCGTCACCTGCTGGCAGGTTTCCAGTTCAATGCGGGAATTATGCTCGGCGAGGATCCCCTGCCACCAGCCCAGCGCGTCGGGCGTCTTGTATTCGTCAAGGTCGATCACGAACACATTGCCGGACGCGCGGCCGGAAAGGATGCCCATGTTGGGCCGGCGGGCGTGCTCGCCCTGCGCCGAGTACCAACGATCGAAGGTGTTTTGCGGAACCAATTCCTCCTGGAGCGATTTCCAGTCGGCGAGCGCGGGGCGCTTCCAGTTCTGGTGCTCGGAAGGCAGATGCGACGGCACAACCTGCAAACCTGCAGCACGATACATCGCGGCCCAGTCACCCGGCGCGGCCCAATCAGGCTCAAAAGATTCGACTTGCCCCACTTGCCCCAAAATCCTGTCCTGCGAGCTCCCGGTTTGTTACGCAATGAACGCGGTGATGCTGAAAAGAAGGGGCTGCACCCGAAGATGCAGCCCGCTTGCTGTTAGCCGAAGTCGTCGGCGCCGGCCGTCTCGAGCTGCTTGGCAGCGGGGGCCCCGACCTGGGTCGATCCGGTTGACGGGGCCGTGGAAGGCGAGGTTTGGGCAACCTGCTTGGTCGTGCCCTTGCCGACATGAACGAGATCGACCGGCCGCGGAGCCCAGCCGGAAATCTCAAAGACGGGCTGGTAATTGGTCGATTTCTTCTCGCCGGATCCTGACGTGATCGGCATCGTGGTTTTCAGGACCACGATCGGCAGCTTGCCGGGGTTAGCGGCCTTCCCGGCTTCATAGAGCGAATGCAGGTCGTCAAATCCCTTCAGGAACGCCGCGGCGTTGCTCGAGGTCTCGCGAACGTCGCCGCCGCAGGACTGGTGCAGCTTCATCATGACCCGAACGCCCTGCTTCCACTTGCCATCCGCCGGCTTGTTCGGCATTGGCTCGCCCAGCTTGACCAGGTTGAAGGCGGGCGCGGCGCCGGCCGCGAACAGCAGGTATCCGACCTCGAGGTTTTCCAGGTCCATAACGGCCTTGAAATTCGAGGTGATATCGACGGCTTCATTCGAATAGGCGCCGTTCTGTTCGGTGCGGTCGTTGCGGAAGAACCGCCCTGCCCGCGCGTCGTACTTGACGAAAGGCACAATATCGCCGTTGTCGCCGCCGCCAGTGGAATAATTAAAACCAAGAGCCATAACCGTTCTCCGTGTGTTGTGCTGCCATCAGGCCGGCAGCGGTGCCTTCAAAAGCCCCACGTCTCGAAACCGATCTGCCGGGCCGGTCCGCCCCAGTAGAAAGATTCGAAATCAGGAGCAGTGATCTTGGTGAAAAAAGCGGGATCCTCGGACAGCGCCAGGAACGCTTCGCAGCGCAGTGCAATCTGATGAAGCGCGGTTAGATGATCTCGGGTATTTTCAAGCTGATAGGTCGCGCGTTTCTTCGGCGTGCAATAAGTCAGCCGTGCATCGACGTTATCGCCGGTCATGGTCGCGTAGAGCGCAACCTGCCGGGCGTGCGGGATCTTGATCGATGACGGCAGCTTTTCAATCGTCTTGAGATCGACCAGGATGCCATGCTGCTCCCAGCGATAGTCGAGATAGCCGACGATTGGATAGGTCAGCCCTTCCGGTTTCCAGCTTACGAACTGCTGGCAATGTGTCGGGATGCCGTAGGGCCGCAACTCTTCAAGCGCCGACTTGACCATATCGGGGATCGTCTCGCGGTATTCCTCGCGGCGCTTGTCGCCGGAAAGGGCTGTGATCCGGTCATAAGTGGTGTAGGCCACCTGGACGCAATCGGAAATTTGGGCCTGCGGATCCGTGAGCCCTGCCGTAACCCCGTCTTCAACCGCCGTGCCACGATGGGCCGGAGATCCTACAGGTTGGCGTCGACCAAGCACCTTCTCGAGCACGAACATGGAAGGTGAAGCGCAGAACAGGTTAAGGCTGCTTGGGCTGTGACGTTCGAATTTCATAGCCCCACCACCCTTGCCAATGTGAGATGCATCTTGGCCGCCTCGCGGAAGGCTTCCGTCCGCGCATATGCCGAGCGGAACACGCCCCACGCGCTCAACAGGTGGATCGCGTCATCGATGTTGTTGACGACGGCCCACTGGTGACCGAGCGCTTGCGCCTTGTCGCGAAACTCGCGCTGCTCGGGGGATAAACTGCCCTTCTTGGTCTTGAGCTCGAGCCAGCCGGTCCGGCCGTCAGGCAGAAGAAAGAACATATCGGGCGAGCCGCGCCGCACACCTTCAGCTTTCAGCTTCATGGCTTGGCGGATATGCCGATGGCCGCCGTTCGGGATCGCGGCCCAATACAGATCCTTGCGACCGCCGATCGCGAGATAGTCGCAAAGAGCGACTTGCAGCTTGTGCTCTGAAGGCCCGATAGCTTTCACTTAAAGGCCCTCCGCAGCACGTCTGCTGTCTGATGGTTGAGGTTGAGCAATTGTTCGCGCGTGATCTGGTAGCGCCGGCATTCCTGCCCCTCTTCCTGAATGTTGAGAAGAAAGACGCGGCCCGGCTCCGGGTCGGTAAGGAAGGCGAGCTTGGCGGGGCGTTCGGTCGTGGTCATGCAGATGCCCTCCGATGACCGGCAATCTTTTGAATTGCCTCAACCGTCAGCCCCGCCCGCCGCGCCTCGCGCCCCAGGGCATAAATGTTATTCGGATCAAGCCAGCGACGTTTGGAATTGGCGAACGTCAGGCCGTAACGCTTCTTGCAGGCAGCGACGTATTCAACCATGCATCCAAGCTCGTCCGCGATTTCGCGCGCGGTCCAACTCGGATGCTTTAGGTTGAGGTCGATTACCTCCTGCTTGGTGGTCATCTCACTTCCCCAGCCAGGATTTGCCGAGCCGCCGCAAGCTGAGTTTCAATCGCGACCAGCGAAGTGCCAGAACGGTCATCACCAGCTTGCCGATGGAGTTGGATTTCGTGCTCAAGATTTTGAACTTCCAGTTGAAGGGCCGAAACCAACTCGGAACGCACACAACTCATGAGCCAATGAGGAACGACCTTGGTTCGCCGGTAGAGAAAGTTTTCCAGCGTGTCCTTGGTGATGCCGAGGCGCCGCGCAACCGACTTGCGGGCCTGCGTCGGTGTTGTGCCGATGCGGCGGGCCTCTGATCGCTCCAGCGACCTCGCCAGCCCATTCAACGTGTCTAAGTCGGAAACCGCGCTGTTCATTTGACGGTACTCTTTCGGCATTTTTACAATTCCTCATGCTGTTAGCTGTGGTCATGAGGCAGAACGACGACAAACAAACTTGGCAGCCTCTCGCGGCGGTAACCGCGAAATTGTTAGCGAAAGTGCATCATGATCCCGGCAAGGATCATGGGAATTGCGAAACAGAGAGACAGAAAAACAGTGACGAAGGTCAGCGCAGCGCGCTCTCGGCCAGAGGCATCACCATTGGAAATTGAGCCGGAAGGCAAAGGATAGAGATCGCGCGGCGTATCAGCGCGTGAACGTGCGGGCTGGTGCTCATTGCCCCCGAGGCCAGTCCGCACGTTTGGTATTCCGAAATGGCGAGATTTCATGATGCCGTCTCCGGCTCGGTTGCCGGCGGCACATCTTCAGGATTCCGCCACAGGTCAGGACGGAGATCAGACGCCGGAATGGTGCCTTTAGAAAAATGATGGATCGCCATCGCCAATCGCGGGCCTGCACGCCCGGTTTTCTTGGCTTTGTTGATCAACGGCTGGCTAAGGCCAGTCTCATGCGCAAGTTTGGCCTCAGAGCCACCTGCTAGATCGATCGCGCGCTGGATAAGTTCGCTTCCCATAACCGGAAAAATAACGAAAGTTATGGGAAAGTCAAGAACTAATGTTATCAGGACCGTCGATAACCGATGTTATATACTTTCGAATCATGGAGGCAGGAAAACTCATTAGGGCCGAAAGGCTTAACAGGGGCTGGTCGCAGGCCGAGCTCGGCAAGCGCGTGGGCATTTCCCAACCGGCCGTCAAGAAAATCGAGGACGCTTCGACAAACAAGTCGAAGCATTTGCCCCGGATCGCGCAAGAGCTGGGAATCCCCCTCGCAAAACTCGACCCATCACTTTCACGAAGCCATAACCATGCAAACGGTTCCGGAACCGGAACTGAAGTTGTCGGTAACCCGACATTGCAAATCATCCCGAACGAGCAATTAATGGGGAAGCTGGACTTACCAGTTTTTTCGATCGTGCAGGGTGGCCGGGGGGCTTTGGTCTTGTCTAACGAGCCGTATACGACAATTGCGCGCCCTCACAATCTACTCGGAATCAAGGATGCATATGGCGTGTTGGTTAAGGGCAACTCAATGGCGCTCGAGTTCAACGAAGGCGACATTGCCTATATAGACCCGCACAGGCACCCCAGAGAAGGCGACCCGTGCGTCTTCCAATGCCACAGCGATCATGGCGAGGTCCAAGCGATATTGAAGTACCTGGCCCGCTCTCCGGACGCCAGCGACGTGCTTTGGTACGTCAAGCAGACCAAGCCGGCCAAGCGCTTCACGCTGAAGAAGTCCGACTGGCAAATTTGCCACGTCGCAGTCGGCAAGCAGTCGGGCCGCTAACCCCGGAAATTCACGGAATACCGCACCGCACAAACTTTTTTGTCTGGGATTATAACTTTTCTTATTGACGGTTATAATAACCTAGGTTATGACTGCTCCATCAACTCGGGAGCACAGCATGACCACCCAGCCCCTCTACATCGTCTTCGCCGGCCGGCTCGAGCCCTACTCGGTCGAGCGCAACCTGCCTGACATGACATGGGACGCCACGGTTCGCGATATTGCCGCGGTCGAGTTCACCAACCTGCGGCAGGTGATCGAGGTCGGGACTGGCCGGGATGTTACGGCTCTGATGGTGCGAGAGGCTTGCGATCTGCGAGCTCAATCCGGCGCCGACAACAACTATGAATTTGGGATGTTGGTCGAGCTCACGCTCGGCACCCGCGCGGCGCGCCCCTTCTTGAGGGCGGCGTGATGGCGACCACCTACGATCCCAAATGCCACGCGCTTGCCGAAGCCTTTTTGGCCGATCATCCCGGCATTCGCTCCGAGGCTTCACTGATCACGATGGCGCAGCAAATCCAGCAGACCATCGAGGACGAAATCGAGTTCATGTACGCGCTGGCGGAGAAGGCGTGATGAACATCCAGACCACGCTCCAGCCGAACGACGAATGGTCCGCGATCGACGCAGACACTTACGACTGCGATTGCGATCAGGACGGCTTCTTCTCAACCTCGCCTGTCGGCTACGGCCGAACCAAAGAAGCCGCGGTTGCTGACCTGCTTGATCAGATGGAGGCAGCATGACCGCCACTCTCCAGCAGCTCATGGCCGCTTCGGCCCTCATCGTCACCATGGAGCGCATCGCATCGCGCGGCATTCTGCCTCCCGATGAAGAGGCAAGCATTCGCCTTCTGATTTGCCGCGCTTGTCGTTCGTTCGAGATCCCCACGATTGCAGAGCGGCCAAGCAAAGTCGCAGTTTTCGAACGTGTCGCAGCCCGTGAGTGTTGAAGGGTCTCTAAAACACTACAAAATAAGGGGTTTTTACGATGCTGTATAACAAGAACTGGGATGCCAAAACCGTTACCTCTGACCCGTTGACGCTGGAAAGCCTGACCGGCTGGCTGGAGAAGCAGCCGGCGAGCCAGACGTACTGCTACATGGATAACGGAAGGTGCCTTCTCTCCCAATATTTCACCGATTGTGGCTACGCCAATGTGAGCGTCAACGGCTGGGATTTTACCCACGGCCCTGAAAGGCAGCGCGTCGATTTCCCCGAGACGTTTAATGATGACATCGCTGTGAATTCGCCCTGGACTTTCGGCGCCGCTCTGAAACGCGCTCGCAAAGTATTGGCCGCGCGATGACAGGAGCCCGTGAGTGCCAGCCTGAGATCACGGAAGCCGGGCTAGAAGATATGCGGAACCGACTTGCGCGACAGCGCGAGCTTATCGGCAAGCACGGGGACCGCATTGAGAAGGCAGAGCGGGCCGTCAGGGACATTACCGCCGACCGTGACCATTGGCGGAATCGGGCGATGGCTTTGGAGGCTATTGCCAAGTCTAGCGGTCTTGCACCTTCTCTGGAAGGCCGTGGGGGTGCGACATGACCTGGATTGCGGCCGGTCTTTTCGTCTTGCTCATGGTCAGCGTCGTTCGTGTCGATAGCCTCGACGTTCAAACGGGTCGTCGTGACGGCAACGACGGCTACGGCTCAAACCGAGGCTGGTACTGGCCTTGGACGCCGCTCATCCAAGTTTCGTTTTTCGGCTTCATCGCCTGCTTTATATATGGATTAGCGCCATGAACGCACCCGCCGATTTGATGAAGCTGGCCGAGTTGCGCTTCTTCCGCGATTTGATCGACGCCGAGCGCATGAAGGTTTTCAAGGCGTTTGACTTACTACCACAAGATCACGACGAGCAGATTCCGCACGCAATCCAGCGCAAACTATTCGAGCAGATAGCCAGCACCCGCCAAGCCGCCTCAGTCTCGCAGGTCGAGGTGCTCACCGACGAACCTATCGCTTTTTGTGGCTGGCATTCAAAGCACGGCTATGCGCTGCAAACGTGCGGACACGATGAACAGCACGCGACATCGCTGCTGATGCGAACTGATATCGCCGGCAACCACGGATGGACGGTTAAGCCGCTATTCGCAGCTCCTGCCCAAGCATCGCGTATGCCCGTCGATCCTACCGCACAAAGTGGCAACCTGTCGCGCGGTCAACAGATCGTTGCGGACTACGAACGTGACATGATCGCCGAGCCGTGCGAGTTGGCGGCGGCAATTGATGCGCATCTGCTTACGGCTGAATCTGTGCTTCGCTATTACGCGGACACCTATTGCGAAGGCTGGTGTAAGAGTGCGCCAAGCCATGCGAGTTTTGATGACTGCGGAGGGTGCCGGGCGCGGCTCGTAATTTCCAAGGGTCCACAGGTGCCATCGGCGGTTGCCGATCAGGGTCGTCCCGCGTGCGGCCAAGGCGACGAGTTTGGCCGCAAGCCGACTGATGAGGGTTACTCGCTGCCATCGGCAAGTCGGGGGACCGAGGCATGAGCGACGTGATCGCCATTCTGATCTTGTGCGTCGTGACGTTTTTCCTGGTCATCTACGGGCCGTGTCTTGTCAACGTCTGCGAAGGTACCACCCCGATTTCCTCCACAGACTCAAATGGTGCGGTATGAAAGTCATTGCGATTTGCCTCGCATTTCTGCCGGTGATTTTGTTCCTAGTCTGGGCTGCTGTGCAGTTTGAAGAGCAGAACTATCGCCCTCGGTCGAGGCGCGACGAGCCCCCCACAGGCGCATGAATGTCCTCGACCTCTTCTCAGGAATTGGCGGCTTCAGCCTCGGACTTGAACGAGCCGGAATGCGAACCGTCGCGTTCTGTGAGATCGACCCAGCTTGCCGCCGAGTCCTCGCAAAGCATTGGCCTGATGTCCCCTGCTTTGACGATGTCAGAACGCTTACCGCAGAACGCATCGGAATATTCGAGCGGCTCCGACGCATTGACGTTATTTGCGGAGGGTTCCCTTGCCAAGACATCAGCACCGCCGGACTTGGGGCGGGGATTGGCGGCGACCGCAGCGGCCTCTGGTCCGAGTACGCCAGAATTATTGGCGAGGTTCGACCCCGATTCGTCATCGTGGAGAACGTCGCAGCGCTGCTTAATCGAGGGCTGGACGTTGTTCTCCGAGACTTGGCCGCGCTCGGGTACGATGCGGAGTGGCATTGCATACCAGCTTCCGCCGTTGGCGCGCCCCACCGACGCGATAGGGTTTGGATTGTGGCCTACCCCGCACGGGTTCAGCCAGGACGGCAAGAGCAACGGCCCCAGCGGGAACGAACTAGGCCGAGCAGTCAATCGATCAATGGTGCCGACACCGAAGCTGCCGAGCGGCGGCGGCCAAACGGTTCGGACCACGGCTGGCGGTGGGATCAGGAAATTAGAAGATTGGGTCTCTGCGGAGATTGGTCAGAACACTGGCTCGTTGAACCCGACGTGGGTCGAGTGGCTCATGGGATTCCCGGCCGAGTGGACCGCCTTAAAGGACTCGGCAACGCCGTCGTCCCGCAAATCCCGGAAATCATCGGACGTGCAATCATGAGGGCGGCTCAGTGAAGATGAATGAATACGAGCGGCTGATGTCTGAGGCTTGCGATAAACTCGCTGCCTCCCAAGACATTATTAGCGCCTTTGTCGCCGCTTACGAGGCGTCGGACGCAACTGACTACAGCGATGCGATGCATGACGTTTACGCGAGGGCATCAATGGTGACTTCGCAGGATCGGGGGACCACATGAGCCGGAAATATGCGTTCGTTAAAGATGACGTGAGAGACGCGATTATCGAGGAGTGCGCCAAGGTCTGCGACAAGCACGCGGAATGGGCAGAATCGAAGATCACCAAGAACCCGTCTAGCTCAAGCAGCCAGCTTTTAGCGACGATATCTAACGCCGCCAACGATTGTGCGGCCGAGATACGCGAGCTGAAGGCTCTCGCGGTCTCGCGCCCAAAGCATTCAAGCAAGTGAGTAACAGCATGTCGATCATCCCGGCCACTGCTGGAGCAAAAAGCAAATGACCAGAGCCGTCACATTCACGCAGGCCCAGGTTCGCCGCGCCGTCAAGGCCGCCGAGAGCGCGGGCCTGCGCGTTCGCAAAGTGACGATCAATCCAGACGGCTCGATCGCGGTAGAGAGCGGGGAGAAGGCCGATCATCGGGTTGACGACGACAGGGAAGTTGTCCTGTGATCGGCACTATGCCCCGACCGCGCCCGCCGACCCTGCACCGCGAGACCACCCGCCACGGGAAGGTCGTCTGGTATATTCGCATCGGTCATGGTCCGCGGGTTCGCATCAAGGGTGCCTACGGCTCCTCAGAATTTGAGGAAGCGTGCCGGGCCGCCATGAGCGGAGAGGCGCCGCGGGCTGATAAGGGCGCCGCCACCAAGGGCACCCTGGGCTGGTTGTGGATGCTCTACCGGCAGACGACGGCCTGGGCCGAACTGTCGCTCGCCACCCGCAAGCAGCGCGAGCGCATCATGCGCCAGGTGCTGGCGACCGGCGGCGACGTTGCGCTGTCGAAGATTACACCACGCGCCATCCAGCAAGGCATCGAGCGTCGCAAGGCGTTCGCGGCCCGGCACTTTGTCGACACCATGCGCGGCATGTTCAAGTGGGCTGTGACTGCCGAACACGTCAGCTCGGATCCGACCGCCGGCAAGAGTGTCCGCAAGCCAAAGAGCAGAGGCTTCCCAGAGTGGACCGAGGAGGAGCTGGACCAGTATGCCGCCCGCTGGCCGCTGGGAACGCGGGAGCGGGTCATGTGGGGCGTGTTCTGCTTCACCGGCCTTCGCCGCGGCGACGTTGCCCGCCTGGGCAAGCAACACATCAGGAACGGCGTGATCACGATCGACACCGAGAAGACCGACACCCGCGTGACGATCCCCGTGCTGCCTGAGCTGGCCGAGATCCTCGCCGCAGGCCCCCTGGGCGAGCTGTCGATCGTCGCCAGCAAGAAGGGCCAGCCGATGCGGAAGGAGGTCGTCGGCAATCTGTTCAAGGAAGCCTGCGTCGCCGCCGGCATCCACGGCAAGAGCGCCCACGGCATCCGCAAGGCCGCCGCCACCCGCGCCGCCAACAACGGCGCCACGGTGGCGATGCTGGAGGCGATATTTGGCTGGGAAGGTGGCCAGATGGCCGCCCTCTACACCAAGGCGGCCGACCGGCGCCGGCTCGCTGCCGAGAACATGGAAAAGCTGTCCAAAACCGGAACGGCTATTCCCGCACCTAGCAGGAAGGTGCGGGAAAATACTGAAGAAGGGCAATGAAATCAAATGGTTAGAAAACTGATGGTGGGGGAAGAAG